ATTTAAAACAACTGACCTGGGCCTGTTGCCATATCCAATCCAGTCTTTCAGCATCAGCTTTCAGTGAGTCATTTTCAGCTTGTAATTTGTCAATGTCTTCTTGAACATAAGTGGCAACCCATTTGTCACCTGTGAAGATTTCAACAGCATCTGTGTCCCGGTTGATTCTTATCTGTACGTTCATTTCTCTTGTGCCTTTCTTATATGGAGTTCCATCTTCTTTTCTAAAGCTGTTTTCTTTGGTTCTAATTCTTGAATTTTTGCTTTCAACGCTTCTATTTCAGCTAAATTTCCTTTGTATGTTTCATCCATCCACATATAGGCTTTGTTTGCTGTATCTAGTTCTTTTCGTAACGCATCTATTTCCGCTTGTTGCTGGCGTAGCACAGATTCAAGTTTTAAGAAAAACTCGTGGTCGTCTGTTTCTCTCAAACATTCTGAAATTAAAGCAGTAAGTTCATTTGCGTTCATTTGTCTAATCCTTGATGTTGGCGGATCACCGGAGCCCAGACTGCCCGATAGTCTTCCAAGAATGCCACTTGTTGTCGTAGGTCCGTGATTTCAGATTGTTGCTGGCGTAGCATATCTGCCGATTTACTGATAGCCGGACTACGGCAATCATTATCCCAATGCCAATCCAATTCATCAGCTAATTCATTTGCGTTCATTACCATTGTTCTACCTTTTCTAATGCTTTAATCAATTCAGATATGACTCGTTTGTCAATATTGATAAACCGTGTCCGATCCACTTGGTTGGGATACAGTTGTATTCTCACCCGATCGCCCATGTCAATTATGGAAGCATATTGTAAGCCCTGCGATTCGATTGTGGTGGTTGGATAAACGGCATTCATTGTTCAACTCCAAAAATATCATCAATTCTACGAACGCTGTCGTAATCAGATACCGATTTGGCTTCCTGCAATACCAACTCTACAAACCGTTCCTGGAATACAGAATTCCATCCAGCAGGGTCAAGAACTAAAGTCCGTTCCGAGCACATAGTATCAGCATATTCCTCGGCCTGTTGGGCCAGCTGTTGAATAAGTTTAGTGTTCATTTTCTTCCTTTATTACCATAGTCCTGTGTGAGCGTCGTCTACTTTAATACCTGTAGTAATCATATTAGGATTGTCATCAATCCAAACATCAATATTGATACCTTGACTGTAAGCATACGATCTTTTTGCGACTCCGGATGTGAACAAGATAGCATCATTACCGAGCGATCTGCCTAAAGCATCATATACTTCGTCTGAATGGCTATCACTTCTGGCAGTGACGCAATACACCTTATGTCCGCGACTCTGCGCCAGATCGATCATCAAATCCCAAAAGATTGGATCTCTGGTGTAAGTGTCATCGTAGTCTAATGCCAAGTTCATCAGTTCATCCCGTATCCAAGAGCCCAGTTTGCTTGATCGTCAAGCACAAGTTGATCCAACCAATCTGTGTGTAGATCCAGCAGGCGACCAAATGCGGCCAAGTCACCTGAGTAGGTGCCGTCAATCTTTAGAGTGATTCCACTCTGTGCCAACAAGTGTTTTAGCGTGTCTTGTGTCATTTTCTGCTCCTAAATTCTAACTGTATGTAATATTATAGCATTTTGGGGATTATCGGTCAACCTAAACGGTGTTGTATTTTCACAACAAAAGTATAAATGTCCGTGGATAATGCTGAATAATAGTATGAACAATACACCATTTACCTACTACCTATGCTGGTCCAACGGAATTACAACTAAAATGTCCGAAGACTGCCCAGGTCCGGACTGGACCCGAGGCAGAACTACATTGCAGGTCCATTCCCATTCTTAAATCCGACTCCCCCTCCCTGCTCTTTAATCCTCTTTAATACATCTTCAAATAAGATTGGAGCAAAGTCGGGTAGTTGTTCAACGGACACATTGAAATATCGTGGATCAATCTCGTCGCTATATAGAATTTTGCCGGTCTTGGCATCAACTCCGCGTGGCTTCATTACACGATTGGCGTGGAGGTGGCCGTGGATTGAGCAACCAAATCTACCTAGCGATTCTTCATGAATAGGAATATGGCTAAGAATCATTCCATTCATCACATGATATGCACGAAGTTCACGGAAGTATTTCCGGTAGTCCTCATCTTTAAAAATGTCGTGATTACCACGAATAAGAACCTTGTCTCCGTTAAGTCTATCCATAATAGGCAATGCTTTTCGATTCATAACAACATCACCTAAGTGGTAAACTTTGTCGTTAGGTCGTACTCTTTCGTTCCAAGCCTTGACCATTGCTTCGTCCATTTCCGCCGGATCTGTCCACGGGCGAAGTTTTGTAACACCATCTCCGCGTGTGAAGCGACATACACCGGCATGACCAAAGTGTGTGTCTGATACTAAAAATACTGCTGGCATATTCGGCTCCTTTCTTTATGGTTAATATGCTATTATACTATAAAAGTATTTTGTTGTCAATTCTGGTGGGTCTTGAGAGACTCGAACTCCCAACCGCTGGTTTCGAAGACCAGAACTCTAATCCATTGAGCTAAAGACCCATTGTTTGGAGCGGGTAGAGAGAATCGAACTCTCAAATAATCCTTGGCAAGGATTCAGGATACCTTTTCATCATACCCGCACTACTGGCGGAAGATATAGGAATCGAACCTATCAGCCCATTTCTGAACGGAGGTTTAGCAAACCTCGGTCGCACCTTGCAACACATCTTCCTTAGTTTGGCGGAAGGCAGAAGAGTCGAACTCCATCCGCTTTTGGCAGAACCTGGTTTTCAAGGCCAGTCGCGGGACCATCCCCACTGCATTACCTTCCTTTATTACTGGCTCCACAGCGTGGGCTCGAACCCAGCTAGTCATTGATTAACAGTCAAGTCCGTGCGCCTAGCTCGGATTCTGCGGAATAGATTGTGGTCTGCGTGGGAGGATTTGAACCTCCAGCCTCCTCGTTCCAAACAAGGCCGTCTACCAGGTTGACATTACACACAGATTGTTTTGGTGCCCTCACCATGATTCGAACACGGGACATCCTGATTACAAAACAGGTACTCTACCAACTGAGCTATAAGGGCAATACTTGGCGTCCTCACCCGGTGACGATCCGGGCTTACCGACGTGAAAGGCCGGGGTTCTAACCAACATAAACTATGAGGACATAACTCTACCTTTGTGTCCTTTACCAGCACAAGTGCGCGAGCAGAAGACTACATCGGTTTTTAATTTTTTATTTTTACTAAATCTGTTATTACAGTGATTACATACATATTCATATTTAGGTTTATATCCGTCGAATAGTGTATAATATTCACTAGTGTTATATTGTTGCGTTACATAATCGAACGCATACTGTAAATCATCTCTTCGCAATACTTTTACATTGTATCCGAAGTGCTCTGCTACTTTAGTCTTACGATCTACTGAATCTTGCTTCTCGTATCCTTTAGTCTCGATGATAGTTTTATTGTCTGCTAACAAGAAATCGGGATAATATTTTACACTATTATGTTCAAGGACACCATCGAATCGAGTAAATTTAATATCGTGTTCGATGCTATAAATGACCCAGCATAATTCGTAAGTAGAGCCGCAATATATTCCCCGGTAGTAACCCGATTTACTGCGACCGGATCCTTCTCTATATCCGCCTGGTGCCTTGCGCTGATACTTAGACGAACATTTACGCGAACAGTATGTTTTACTAAGATATGGTTTTGTCTCGAAGGTATCACCGCACTTGCAAGATTTAACAATAGTCGTAGCTTTAATAACTTTATCGCTTTTAAACGCCGCGGTAGATTTAACTGCTTTATCAGCCTCGGACCAGGATCTACTGTTTGCACAAGTTCTTGAACAATACATACCTGCTTTACTATGTGTTGTATTACATTTAGGACACGTTTTCATACTATTATTTAGTATCGAACCTCTATTTTACATTGTTTTAACTATCCTTAGTATAACACTGGTTGAATTTATTGTCAACCTAAAACTTGGCGGACTACAGGAGTTTCGATCTCCTTACCTCTGCAGTGACAGTGCAGTGCTCTCCCGATTGAGCTAGTAATCCGTATTTGGTTGCGGGACCAGGAGTCGAACCTGGCTGACTGGCTTATGAGACCAGCGAACTACCGATATTCCATCCCGCGATTGTTTGGAGGTAAGGGTGAGATTCGAACTCACGATTTTAGGGATTTGCAGTCCCTTGCATTGGGCCTCTCTGCCACCTTACCATTATTGTTAAGATTACTGTCGTATGTTTAAGAACTCGTGGATGGATTGGGTACCATGCGGCAGTTGTTCCCTTGTGGTCGTTATGCCGTCTCAGCATACGGCGTTCTCTCGTGGAGTAAGTTGCACAAGGTGGTTATCTTCCTTGACAGTTAGGATTGCTTACTCTTTCGCTCACAATCTTAACAATAATGGTGGGGTGTAAGGCTGTAGTTACTTGCGAGGGGCAAACCTCTAATGGAACTACTCATTACGAACCTGCAACTACCACCGCAGTCGAGCTTTTTGTTGAGCCATGCTCCTTAGACAGTTTGCCGCTGTAAGGATTACTTTCTCAACTGCCCTCCGTTCATGGCCTCCAACACCGCTGATTCGTTCCTTGTCGGTCTGTTTCAGTGACAGCTTGGAGTCACCCTAGTGGCACAGGTTTACCTTATTACCATATTGAAACACACTAATGTATCTTGTATACGGGCGCCCTAGGCATAACTATCTGCCCCCACTAATACGTTTCAATATAGCAACCCTTCTCAGGGTACCCTATTCTACCTAAATTGTTAATGAACTTTAATTACTTACTATACAACTATTATAGCTTCGGTTGAATTAATTGTCAACCAAATTAGGTGTTGTATTTTTACAACGAATATGGTGCGCAAAATAGTTTGCGAACCTGCTTATTCAGCTAAATAATAGTATGAAAACACTATGTTCTTGTATTGCATGCCACGAAGTAAAATCTACCAAAGGCATACACACTCATTTTTTAATAGCACACGATAAAGAATATGCTAAGAAACACTACGATAAGTCAATGGCTGGATTTAAGATTGCTAAAGATTCAAACATAAAAAATCTTAATGATCGAATCACTAAGTATTATCTGTCTCCAACAACTTGCGCTCATTGTAATACTACATTGCCTTACGAATCAAGGCACTTAACTTATTGTTCTAAATCTTGTTCATCAAGTGCTACTAATTCCACACATTCCGCTGAATCTCGTCAACAACAACGCTTATCTACTCAATCAACTATGTATGGTATCGAAATAAGCGGTGATTTTTCACCGTTAGCAAAAAATACTTGCGAAAAATGCTCTAAAGTATTTTTATCTAAATCTCCTCGCCGATTCTGCAACGAAGATTGTCGAGGTAGAAAAAATCCGACTGAACAAGTAGAAATTGTAGGGGATTTCTCTCCCTTACGCAAGTGTTCTTGCAAAGTATGCCACATTAAATTTTTAGCAAGGACAAGCCTTCAATTCTGTAATACTCATAAAGAATATCATTCCAATAAACGAAGCGAATATCGTTTTCGATTTAATGTTTACGACTATCCTGATTTGTTCGACCTTAACTTACTTAACGCAGTAGGATTTTATGCTCCTGGTGGAAAATCCGGCAAATGGAATCCTAACGGACTAAGCAGAGACCATAAAATATCTATTACAGAAGCAATTAAAAATAACTACGATCCATATTTTATTACTCATCCTCTTAACTGCGAGCTAATGCCGCATTCTGACAATAACAAGAAAAAAGGCAAATCGTCTTTAACCTATAAGGAACTTGTTCTGCAGGTTACTGAATATGATGGTGGGCACTAAAGGAGTTGAACCTAATCGCCAGCCGCTCTGCATATTATGGCAAGGGTTTTACAGACCCCCGCAGAGAATAGCACCCATTTAACGCTCTCTTAAGAATGCGTGTAATAAAGTGTATTGTATGCTTAGGGAATACTCTGGCGAGTAAGCGACCAACAACGGGTACGCAATACACTTTATTACGCTAACATTTTTCACTCCACACAAGGAGTTTCATCCGATAGGCCGCCCATTTGCCAGATGTTTATAGTGCCTAGCAGGATCTCGTTTCCTATAACACTTTACTACTTTAATACTGTTTAATCTTCAATTTGAAAATAAACAGGATCTTTATCGCGTAATTCAAGCATTGTTTTCGCTCGCTCAATCTTATTCTGAAACAATTTTTGCTTTTCGTCTTCAGATAAACTAAAATAATTTTTAGCTGCCTGATGAGCTTGTTCCACAATACGATTGTTTAATTTACTATAATCTATTGTCATCTTTCTTTCCTTTTACAAATGAAAAACCCTGAAGTTTTTAATTTCAGGGTTTTAATTAAAATATAACTAATACAATATTATTAACTAACACCCTTGTTTGGTTCACAAATGCTATTAATCATTAAGCAATCTTCTGCCCAATAGCCTAGCCCGCCTAATGTTGGCTGTTGTATCGAAGAATGATTTAATTTAATGTATTTCATAATATGTATTATAGTTTATTTATGGTTATTAGTCAACCTTTATTTTTAACTAATGATTCCATTTTAACAAAAATAGCGTAGAATCAGTATCTCGAGCAAAACTAACTCCACATAAATTAGGTTGATGTAATGTCCACATGGCCCAAGTCCAATGACTATAATGTGGTCCTACGGTTGATTCAAGCCAATCCTGTATAGTTACAACACTGGCTATCCAATCTAAATTACCGTTGCGTTCTATTTCGGGCCAAGGTACTACAGCCCGATAAGGTAATTCAGGATGTCGATCCCAAAGTGCTTGCATGATGCAATTATTTACATCTTAAACAGTATCATTAAAGTACTATAGAATTTTAAGTCAACAAAAAAGCCCTTGCGGGCTTTTTTGAATATTCTAATTATAAAATTAGAATGCGTACTTAACACCTGTAGTAATTACGTTGCCATTAAATGGTTTAGTGGCACCGTTGCTTTTTTGGTAGTCATAGTCAGCAGTCAAACTAACCTGTTTGTATACTGGGTAAGCAAAACCAAATCCAACTAACGCAGAAGTACCGTTACCAAGTTTAGAACTGGTGCTTTGCGGATCGATGTATGCTAAACCAGCGTGAACATTAGTTGTAATGTTAGCAAATGTAATAACATCATAACTTGCTTTTGCTGTATAACGATTTACATTAAGGCTACCTGATGTCGAACGTTCAGCAGTTGCTTGAACACCAACTTTAGCAAGACTTGGATCTAAAGAGCCTAATTTGTCACCAACAGATACACCGCCAGCTTGACGTGTGCCACCGTTTGTGCCGTGACCCCAATCCCACAACGCACCAACTTCAACAGCTGATGCAAGACCAGTAAATGCTACTAATGCTAATGCTACGATTGCTTTTTTCATTTTGATTCCTTTTAAAAGTTGTACTACGGAGAATAATATTTAGTGTTATTTCCTGTAACTCAGTAAATTATAACACAAAACACCGCAATATTCAACAAAAACGGCACAATTAAGTGCCGTTTTCGACTATTTCCTGTTTCGAAGCATAGTTGCTCAAAGCAGTGATTAAACTGCTAAAGTTTGGCGTTGTGCTGTACGAGCAGAGAACTTAACGTTCTTACCTGAAACAGTTACTTCGCCTGTATTTGCGTTTGCATTTACGAGTTTTGTTTCTCCGACCAGGCTTCCCCAGTCCTAACGGCTTCTACATTGCCGATCCTCCAGTAGCCCTTTAGCGCCAATCGATTCTAATTATGGCCCATCAAAAGCATACTGGGTTGCCTGCGCTCGGATGAGTGAGCCGGTTTTATGCAATATGCTTATGGTGGACCATTCGGGAGTTGCACCCGAGTCTTGATCGCTATACTTCTACCTTCAACGAATTTCTGTTTTGTGGCATACTCTTTTTAAGCCTGCCACTACTAAACCCTTTGTCTAAGTATTCTTGTTTTTTACTTAGATCTATACTTTACAGCGGAAGAATATTTGATGCTTGCTTGCCTTTAGGGCCTGCCACTACATCGAATGTTACCGCTTGATTCTCTTTTAAACTCTTAAAACCATTTGTGCTAATTGCGGAAAAATGTGCAAACAATTCCTCACCACCAGCATCGGGGGTAATAAATCCAAACCCTTTTGCATCATTAAACCACTTTACTTTACCTGTTGCCATGTTACTTTACTTCCTTTATTAAAAACTATTATACTACTATTTTACCTATTTTGTCAACCAATTTGATATAAACAAGCGTAGCGTGATACTTAATATATCTAACCACTCTAAAACTCAATTGAGCATTAGTAGGTATATTTAGTATTGATCGGTTCCGAATTGCTGGCAATGGACCACAACCTAATCTGCTCCACTCTTCTTCAGAGTAATAATACTGTTCAACTGGTTTTTTGTTCTGTTCCATAAATCTATTTAGTACTGGTAGGCCTTGTTACTTAAAGACATTTGGTGGTCCGGGTAGGACTTGCACCCACACTCCCCGAATTATGAGTTCGACGCTTTACTTTTTAAGCTACCGGGCCATCTTTACTACATTGTAAGTATAACATCGTTAGCTATAATTGTCAAGAAATTTTTCTAGACTACCATACAAATTAGCTAATACTGCTTCTTTACTACCAAAAAAAACAATAGACTTTGGTACACCTTTAGTAGTTATAATATAGTAAGGCATTTGAAGTTTTCTATCAAGGTCTAGTATTGTATGCTGATTAAACTTCATAGGATCATCAATGCGATATTCATAAAATTCAAGGTCTAATGTATCGGCTAAAGCAAACCAACCTAATTGAGTTAATCTAAGTCCGCCAGTTGGACGCAAATTATACCACCATGATACTCTAGCTGATTCTACGCTAATGCGTTGTTCTTCCGGGAGTTGATTTACTAATTGTTCTGTAAGTTTGAGTTTGTTACGCACAGTAATATCAAGGGTATATTTGTTCGCCTTGTTTAAGTAACACCACACTAAATTTGTTAGTTTTAAATTGTGTGTTAAGTTTTTTGGCAAGGTTAATGGCATGTCCTGGATTTGAAAAAGACACCTTTTTATATTTTGGTCCAGGATATTGCACTAACATATTGGATGTTTTTAAATTGACAGGCTTACCGTCAAAATAAACAGCCCATACGCCAGCCGAAGCTAATACTTGCTCAGTTTTGTATGTTTGCTTGTTTGTAAGTTCTGCTAGGATTGTGGGTTTAGGGCGACTCACTTAGAATTCCTTTTGAATAGTTCTTTTCGTGCTTCAGATATTTTTTTACAAGTTTCTGGAGAACGCTTTTTACCTTTGTGGAGCAACGATATTTTTTGTTTGAATTCCTCACTTCGTGGAACCATTATTTGTTTAGCTCTAGCATCTTTTATTTTTTGTTTTGTTTCGTCACTATGCTTTTTTCCTAACATAGTAGGCGCTTGTTTTGCTCTAGCAGTTCGAATCTTTTCTTTACTAGACTCTGTATGTCTATAGTTTTTACTATTTTCTCTAATTTTTTGTCTAGTGGACTCTTTTACAGTACCGTAACTACCTCCCATTAATCCATCTTCGGGTTTAATGTTAGCCCATTCTGCTGACTCGACAATTTTGTTTTCTGTAGAAAATTTTAAAGCGTATTCGACTAATGTTTCTTTATTATCGAATAGCTGACACCAAACGGTAGTAACATCTAGACCGTGTTTATTAAGATGTGCCTGCCAGTGTACGCCAGATCCTAAATATTTGTTAGGATCCCGTATAGTTTTTCCAAAGTATTTTAGACCGGTAGTATTATGTTGCTTAATGTACAACCAGGTAGGTTTAAACGGTTTCGACATAGTATATTATTTAGTCATAATATACCTATATATTTCATTTATTTGAACCCGCCACCTTCGATTTTAAGTTCGATAACTTGGTCCTGTTGGGGCTTTAATGCGGCTGTTTGCAGGGCTCTAAGCTCAAGTAATAGCTCAGTTAAATCAGCGTGTACACCTTTGGCTTCAGACAAAGGCATGATGAAATCTCGGCCGCCCCTAGCTTCGGCACCGCGTAGTCTTTCGATAAATTTGGTTATATATAAGCTCAATGTTCTCTCTTTAAGAAATTTTGTAATTTGGGTGGCTCCCAACCTTCTGGTTTCAGAATCTTGCCATCGTCACGGCGGCGGACCTTTCCTAGCTGACGATCAATCTTGGCAAAATTAGTAGACATTACTTCTCGCCAAGCGCCTTCTCCGTCTGCTCCCATGGAATTAATTGCTCCAATGGTAACAACAAGAATATCTACCAAAGCATCCAAAGTTTCAACAGCATCTTTATTAGCAATGGCTACTTGTAGCTCATCATATTCTTCTGTAATTAATTTGGCATACAATTTAAACTGGTCGTCGTTGACGCCTGAAATAGTTTGTTCGCAAGCTGTCATAAATTTGTCGCTGTCTCTAAATGGATTAGTCATTTTGGTTCTGCTTCCTCTGGTGTATGAAACGGACCCTTATAAGGGTATCTTTGTAGTAAAATTAATTTTGGATCTTGCATAGTTTCCCAGTGGCGCCCTTTTTTAACTGTGTACCACCCAGCGGCATGCCAACTACGACTTTTTTTAGTTTTAGTATAGACAGGTAGCTTCTGTGGTACGTCCCACATAGGATTATTTACACGACTAGTAGTGGGGAATCCATGTACTGAATAAGATGCTGGTTTTTTCTTTTCTATTTTAATTGCAGGTTCAAAATGTACATTGATGTTACGTTCAACTAATTTAATTGTTTTATACTGTGCTATAACTTGATTGTTAATTTTTACTTGATACCCGCCATCGCAAGCTTCAATATTGCCAATTTTATTATTATCTTCTTGTAAGATCCAAAACTGTTTATCTATTACTGGTTTTGCTATTAAACTCATTTATTACCCCATTTTATTTTATTCCATACACGTTCATGAATCCAAAATAAAAATATTTTGGTTATTATTTCAGTGAACGCAATACCGCTAGCTAGTAATACCTGCCCGGTAATAAGCCAGCTTATTATAAATGTATCCAAAGTTCCAGTTACTCGCCAACTAATTGCTTTGGCTAGACTTCTAACTGAAGTATCACTCAAGGCCTAACTCCTTGCGTATTTTGGTAGCACTAATTGATGTTATAGATTCATCAAAAGTTTCTTCTCCAGATGTATATCCTACCCCACGACCCCACCCAATATGTACAATATTTGGTACTACTTGTATTTCGTATTGTCCTTGATAGATAGGATCTAAATCACGTTTGATAAAGTTTTTAACTTTTTCTACTTCAAATGGATTACTTCCTTGCCATCCTTGTACATCACGTACTTGAATAACAACTTGTCCTGTGCGAGCAATTAATTTTTCAAATAAAGCACGATGTCCTTCGTGCCAAGGTTGCCAGCGGCCTAGCATCTGTACAGTTTCCTTCTTCCAATCAAATGTAGGACGTCGGCGATTGGCAATAATATGCTCACCGATAAACTCTGCCCACTTTTCACAGTCCTGCTCCGGAATGCGGAAATCGTATTGTTCTGGTTCAACAAATACCTTGTTGGTATCTTCGTATCGACCTTCTCGAATGGTATCTACCCAAATAGTCCAGTCAGCTTTGAAGTTATTACGCATCTCTACCAAGGGCGCAACGAAGTCACAAATAACATAGTCCCCACCAGCTTCCATACTGAACTGGAACATACGGATACTTTGACGAATGCGTCCATCATTACTGAAGTCCCAGTCGTTGTACTTGCGGCGGATGTCATCAGCATTAAACCAATTAACTTGACACTTGTAATCGCCAATATGCTCTTGTAAAGCACGAGCATAACTAATCTCGCCATTTTCTTCTAAATACTTTTTAAGAGCTACTGCTAATGTTGTTTTACCTGAGCCCGGTAATCCCATTATTAATATTCGTTGGGTCATTTACTACTCCTTTGCCTACATTCTTCTATTACCTTGGCTGGGAAATCAGGATGCCAACCGCCCATTAACATACGGCAATCATATTTTAATGTAACATGATTTTTATCTGATGGCCAAAAAGCCAAAGCCAACACAGCTATCAAAATACCAAAGGTTACTGTAATCCAAAATATATCTTTAGCCATTTAGTACGCCCTTATATGTTTCATTTAACCAGCTACTAAATAATTCTGCTGATTCACTACATTTATTCAGCTCATACCGGCCACAGAATTGTAAAAATCTTACCCCCACTTGCCCTATATCTTTATGACTAATTTGTTCTTTTATACTAGCATCAATTGTTGCTTTAACTTCTTCGGGTTGTGCTGTTAAATCTACTAGTGTAACATTGCGTGTATAATCATCTAACACACGATGTTCGATGCCATCTGGATCAGTCCAACGCTGTAACATCATATTGTTCCAGTTGTATCCTTGTTTCGCTCGATCCTCAAACGCTTCCTGTAAGCCAACCTTGTTCTTAGTGCCCTTAGTACGGACACCCGGGTAGGCCGAGAAGACGTTATCCGTCGAATCGCCGCGCATACACTTTTCGAAGAGTAGCCATTCTGGATTAGGGATTTGCTTAGGTTCTTTAGTTTTTTTATCGATGACTGCTTTTCCTTTAGCATCAAAGATTCCTTCTATTGTAATTAATTCGTCTGTTATTCCGTTGTACTGCTTGACATTGGGCGCTACTAATTGAACAAAGTCAGTATCACTGCTAATAATGACATGTTCATCTTGTGGATGTAGTGCTATCCAACGAGCTATGATATCGTCACCTTCTGCTGTGGGGCAACGTATTACGCTACAATTGGTCTTTTCAGACAAGTATTTAGTTAGCGAATCATAGGTTTCCCAGAACATTTTATCTTCTTCTTGTTCTGCTTCGGTAAGTGCTTGTCTTGCTACAGCGCGATTGGCTTTGTAGGGTTTATAGAAATCTTTGCGCCAACTGCGTCCTTCTAAAGCAAAAACTACATGATTTGCTTCAAATCGGCGTGCCATTTTGTTAGCAGCCATCATTGTAATGTGCAAAGCAAAGGCTGCCTTTTCTTCAGCTGATCCAGCTCGGTAAGCACCGTGTCTAGCACGAAAGAATAAATTAGCAGTATCTACAAGAACATATTTCATATTATGATTATAACAGAACTTTCAATTGAAGTCAAGAATTTATTTAAAAATTTCTAAGTTAATTTTTTTGATAAATTGTTTCGATTGCTTGTACATATTGGTTGACGCAATTTTCTGGAGAATGACGAGTACTAATAATCTCTTGTGCCTTGGCACCTAAATGTTGCCGTTTAGATGCATTTTGATATAAGATTTCCATCGCCGTTATTAAATCTGCGTCTTTAAATTCGTCCGTTAATTTCCATACGGCATCATCTGCTAACTCCGCCATACTGCCATTGGCATTAACAATAGTTGCTAATCCATAGTTCATACAGTCCAAAACTGCGGCCGAAGTTTCTCCACGTGAATGAGTACGCAATTGAACTCCAATATCAGCCGCTGAAAGATAATGATGAAAGGTAGAAGTATCTACCCATCCAGTGATACGAATGTCTATACCACTTTGCCGAATTGTATTAATAAGGTCTTTGCCATATTCTCCGTGCGCATTTCCCCCAACAAATACTAAAACACAATTGGCATTTTTTGCTAGGATCGAAGCTAGCCATGCGTCGAGTAATCGATGATTTAATTTGGTAGCTCCGATAAAACCAAAACTACAAACAACAAAATCATTTTCATTTAAATTTAAAATCTGCCGAGCTTTAGCTCGATCAATACGTATTTTAGGTTCACGTAAAATGGGAATAACAGCCCAATTATCGTCTGCATTTTTGCCGTACCATTGTACAGCCAGTCGACGCGAACTTTCAGAATGAACAATTACTCCCAAAGATTTTTGAAGTACACCTAAGTTGCATGGATATTTCCAAATAATATTCAAAACATTATTTTCATTATCTTGTTCCTGTAAAATAAGTTTGGCGACACCAGGCGGCGCAAGGTAGCCATGACTATGATATAAAGCATCATTTAAAGCACCCGTCATGACCCCACTTAGGTCTAATCCGGTTATAACCTCAGCTAGGAAAAAATCGTGGAGTACAACTATACCCGGTACATTGTCTAATAAACCAAACATGTGGCAATGTAAATTTGAGTTTCCAAAATGATAAAGTATTCTATCATATCGATTGTGGTTTGCCTTAAACCATTCTAGATTGCGATATTGATAATTGTCATTGGTTTCATGATAAAATTTTGTATCTTCAGGCACAATTACATCAATATTGTAATACTGTGAAAGTTTGGGCAATAGTTCATAGCTATAGTCACTTATGCCGCTGCGTTCTGGCGGCATGGGAGAAAGATATGCTAGTTTAGTTCGAGCAACGGTATGTGTAGTCAAGGCTTTTTAAGAACTTTAAATGTTTCTGCTTCTGCTACTCGTTTACGAAGACTGCTTGAACTGAAAGAGTGATCTCTATCGTTGAATATACATTCGATACCACGACGATAACATTCGCCTTTGCCAGTAAACTCTTTATCTTCATACTCAACGCCTAGTATTCGGACATCAATGGGCAGGATCAGCAGTAAATCAACTAGATCCTGCTCAGTTTGATAAACCACCACTTCATCAACATATCGACAAGCTGCCAATTGTATTTGACGTTCAACAATGCTCTGTACAGGTTTATTTTTGGTATCGGCACGATCAATGGTTGGATCTGTTTGTAGTCCGCAAATTAAATAATCACAATGATTTTTTGCTTCAGACAACATGGCAACATGTCCAGCGTGTGGGCCTAAATCAAATGTACTAAAAGTAATGCCAATTTTCTTACCTTGCTTTAATAATTCAGCAACCTTGTTAAAAATCATTTTTAATTTCCTCTGATAAACATTCTGATTTACCTGCCATAGATAGTTGAGGTTTATATTTAAATATATTATTGTTTTTTAAAATAGATTGCTCTAATAAAAAACAATTATACAGCGTATCTTCTTTAGTCCAACAAATTTTACCATTGTTTTTTTTAATAAAATCGTAAAATCTATTATGCAACGACATTGTAATTCCTACTTTGTAAAATGTAGTACCGTCAATATCTTTTAGATTAATAAAATACAATGTTCCGGGTGTATTTTTAAGTTTTGGATTTCTGTTAAAAATTGTTTCGCAATATTTTCCTGGCCCGCCGTTGGCCGTACATTTTTTACATCCACTTCCTCGTTTATGTGCTCCTGGTTTTTGCCAGAACTCTCCGTGAACTGGGCAAGTCATTTTCATCTTTACGCTATCACGAATATAAGTGTTTTTATCATATTGATAATAATTATTGTGCTGTTTTTTAAACGCAACTATAATATCATCCCATTTACATGATGACTTTTCACCTTTGCATTTGGGACACCCATGTGCGTATAAATGATCTGCAGGCGTTTGCCAAAAGTCTCCGTGTGCCGGACAAGTAATAGATACTTTAGATAACATTTTTTCATAAATTACATTATCGTACGAATAAAAATTATTGTGAACTTTTTTAAATCTCGGTACTACTGCTTCTATTGTTAGTTTTCTGCTCATACTATATTTATTAGATGCAAACAGAATGTCAAATTTACTTACATCATTTTAGTTTTATCATAATAAATGTAGCCATTAACTCATCGTCTACTTTGAGTTTAGCTTGAAATCCTTTATTTAAATCTGAACTATGTGTTACTTCCCAACCGTTACCGCCTACCTTATCATGAAGCCAGTATTTTCTGGGGCTAATGTATTTCTCACAACACTCAATTACAGTATTGTATTTGCCAGGCAACGTAAATTCAATCAACTAACTTCACTCCTGCCATCGCCAACATCTTTGGATTTAACTACACGGGTAGACATTGCTTCGTATTGTTCAGCAGTTTCTAAAACTACATTACGACAAACAGCAGTGAACCATCTATCAACAATATCAGCATCAGTGTCTCTAGGATCCATTTGATAACCATGTCTAATAAGATCAGCAATCATTTTATCGTTCCAATCAAACTCAAATGAACCATTGTTTATATCAGTAGGATCAATTTCCATGCTTAATACTTCAAAGTATGGTTCGCCTTTTTCTGTAGCAATTTGTTTGGCTGATTTAAGTTGTTCAAGTGCTACTGCGGCAATTTTTTTCTTTTTAAATATATCAAATAATCCCATTATGTTCCCCAAGCGTTTTTGAACAAAGGAACTTGAAGTCTATCACTATATCGTAGTCCATTTGCCATTGCTAATTCTGCTACTCGTTTATTGTTAAGTGAATAAACGCTTTCAACTCCACCTACAGGCATTAAGTAAATAGATCCGCCAAAACCTGCAGCTTGAAAGGTACTGGCTGCGGCCAATGCTTCTTCTACGTCTTCCTCGGTGGCAACTACAAATTTTAAATATGTATGACCAATTTCTTGATAACCACAAACAACTTCAGGTTTGATAGCATCTTCCCTTGATTCGCCACTATTGCTTAGTTTGGCACTAACACTAAATGTAAGTTTTTCTCTATCACGACCAAACCTGGTCCAGTCTTCAAACAAATAATTTCTAAATTCTTCTGTTAATGCCTGTGTGCCATTAGTTTCAAAAGTAAGCTCTTGTAAGTCTACCATATTTTCATGTTCTAATAAAGCTGGATACGATCTCTGCCACCCTAGTAAAGGCTCTCCCCCAGTAATAACTAAATGTTCACCACCCCATTGTTTAAATGGCAACATTTCCATTATGCGCTCAACAATTAAATCTGTTTCTAATAACGGAGATAAATCTTTAAAACGCGGGTCCCAACTAGCATAACTATCGCAACCTGTAGAAACTAACGGCAACTCGTCATATGAAGAAAACATATGAACAACTTCGACAATATCTTCTACTTCTGTGCTAAGTTGACCTTTAGGCATACCAAACCCGGAACAGCGGAAATTGCAGCCGAATGTACGTAAGAATACACTCGGAACCCCCATATAGCGACCTTCGCCCTGAATGCTATAAAATAACTCAGCTACTTTTAATTTACTCAATTTTTCCACCAATCTTCCCAAGGAAATACGATCCACTGATCTTCTTCGGCTTTGTTTATTGTAACACCAGAATATCTAATGTCAAGCTCTGAATTGCTCGATTCATTATCAATCAATGTAGCCACTCGAACACTTTCCCCCCATACATTGTTCCAATCTGGGTGATTGCATAAACAACTACTTGACCAATCTTCTTTGATATAGTTTAGGGTAGCACCAGAATCGTTAATGTCATCGATAATAAGAATTTTTTTGCCTTGAAACGCATCTTCCGCCATCCATAAGTTACTTTCGGGCTGGCTACTATCATCTCGCAAACTTACTTTAAGAGTTTCCATTGGGATATTTAAATATTGGCTAATAAGATTAGCTGGTACTAGCCCTCCTCTGGTAATACCTACAACATAGTCCGGCTGCCAATTATCAAGATGAATTTGACGTAAGATTTCTTGGCAATGTTTTTCTACGTTTCGCCAACTTAAAAATACTTTTTTCATTATGTTCCTATAGAGTAATATATTTAAATATTATATACTATCTACAGAAATTTGTCAACCTAATATTTGTTGAATTCCTGCTTCGAAACTCATAGGTTCATAATCGGGCATAATTGAACGTAATTTTGAAATATCTGGGCGACGATTTGAAGGGCTTCCTTGCATACTTGGTAGTATTTCAAATTTAGCGTTTGGATAACCAAGGTTTTTAGCAATAATTTTAACCGCATCGCCAATAGTGATTTCGTTATCGTTGCCAATATTGATTAATTGACGGTCAATATTTTCGGCAACATAAATGGAGGCACGAGTAGCATCACTTACATGACAGAAGCTACGAGTTTCGTGTGGGCCAATTACTGTAAAAATACCATTTTGTATTTTGTTAATTTGATCACCTAAAAAATGTCCTTGTTTACTGTTTTCTCCATAAACATTAAAGTAGCGTAGTGTAACATATGGCAGATCGGAATTGGCCAAATAATTTTCAGAAGTAATTTTAGCTAATCGATAACTCCAGCGAGCATTGTGTATATCTTTAATCACAACGTTGGTATTTTCGGAAACAGGACTAGTAGGATCATCAGCTACCACTTCCGAACTTGATGCGTATACCAACCTCTTTAAATTAACACATTTGCGAGCAAAGTTAAAAATATTTAAATCGCAAACAAAATTATTGGCCAATACTTTGTTAGGCATTTTATAAAAGTTAGTAGTGCCGTTGATAGCGCCATAGTGATAAATGTAATCAAAATCTGTAGGAAGTTGATTGAGATCATCTACATTGTTTAAATCAATTCTGTACCATTCGTCACAACTTGGAATAGTTGTGCTACGGCTATGATTGTCTATGGCATAAACAATATGTCCGGCTTCCTTAAACTGACGACAGAATTCTGTACCAAGTAAGCCGCTGGCACCTGTAACTAAAATTTTACTCATTTACCCAATCCTTCATTGTCTTTTTGTATAGCATCGATCATAGAATAGTTTAAACCTAAATTCTTGACCAAATTGGCCCAAGCACTTGTATCTTTTGGCAAACAATGCCCACCAAATCCTCGCAAGTTATCATTACACATCAAGTATGCTGGATTAAAACACTCTCTTTTGATAATAGCTTCGTACACATTATTATAATCAACTCCTAATGCTTTGCAAACATCATACGCAATGTTAGCAAAAATAATTTGTGCAGAATGATTAACGTTGTTAAAATATTTGATAACTTCTGCTTCTGCGGGTTTTACACAAGCAACATTTTGTGGTAATTTGCCATGAATGGCTTTAACAATAATATAATCTTCTTCGCGATCGCTACCAATTACTAGTAAATCATGATTATACATGAAGTCAGCTAATGCTGTTTTAGCACGTAGGAATTCTGGAACGGAGCAAATACGCAAGTTAGGGTATTGCGCAGCTAACTTATTACAAGTACCTGGAACACAAGTGCTCTTAAGACCTACTAAACCTTTATATCCAGCAACATCCAATTCCCCAACCACTCGTTCAACAATACCTGTATCACAATCACCATTGGGCGCTTGATTAGTTGGCACACAGATGAATACACACTCTGCTCCTATCACGTCATTGAGCGTTGACCCTTCATACGCTGGGTCAAAAAATGACATTTGATGACCTAAGTGATTTAATCCTTCGTATACTGCTTTACCTACGGTGCCTTTGCCTATAATTCCAATTTTCATTCAGTTCTCCTCTGGATACTTCATATCAATTAACTGATTAGAGTTAACTGATGCCATACTTAATATTTCTTGTGCTACATCTTCGGGCTCTAAACATACAGCCGAAGTTTTAACGTCAATCATTGCGGTACGTGTTTTAACTGGATTAATTAATCCTACTGTGATATTATTGCCTTTAAAGTATTCACAAGCACCTTGCCATATATTATATAGTGCGGCTTTACTGGCTGCGTATAAAATATAATCTTTACGACCTGATTTATAAGCACTAGATCCTACCATGATAATTTTAACAGGTTTATCGTTACCTTCCTTGTTAATGTAATAACGAATTATAGACCAATTAGATCCAACATTGATATCAAAAGTATTAGAGTGTGTTTCAAAATTTGATTTATCAAAATGCCCTACACAATTTACTACTACATCCGGATCTGTTTGAGCCAATAATTCTTCTACTTGAGTATGGCTTTGTATATAAACAAAATTAATATTTCCACTGCTAACCGGGGTGACAAGATACCCCGCATTTCTAAATGCTTTGCAAGTTGCTGATCCAATTCCGCCACTAGATCCAAATATAACTGCTCGTTTAGTCATTGGGTATAATCGATTCTACGCGGATAGTATCTGACTCATAATCCTCGCCACCACGTGGGCCTTGAGCAAAAGCAATCAGTGTACAACCTTCTGGACCTGTACGCCAAGCGTGTATTTCATTAGGTTCAGAGATAATAAATTCACCAGCACCTGCTGTAATAACATTAGCTGGCTCTTCACTACCAACAGGTTTAGAGTAGTAATCAATAGAACCTGTCAGTATGTAAGTGTACTGTGTGGTTAACTTGTGATAGTGATTAGCACGAATAGCCCCTGGGGTATTAGTAATAAGGCAACCAGAGTTCATATCTATCAAATGGAAAATATCTGTAATACTTCCGCGGTCGTCTGTAAATTGACCTAACTTAGGTTCTGTGTTGTTGTAAATGTTGTAATGTTTCATTGTGATATAAACTTTGTGTTAGGGTTGATTTTGAGTAATGCGTTTTTTAGTGACTCGCCAATATTCCAGCTTAGTACCAAAGCATAAGGATTAGTGTGTTGGGCAAATTCATCATCGCCACGAATAGGAATACGACTTAATGGAGTATACTTTCCTTGTTTAAACTCACTAGCATCGGTGATACAATTCAAGTGTGTTTTGTTAAGTCCATGCCAAGTTAACCATGTATTAGCTTTGGCGGCAGCTCCTACCCCAATAATAACAGCTTTTGGTTCTTTATCCAATATTTCATAAAAGTTTAATAGCCACTTGTTACGTTGAGTTTCAAATTTAGTTTGTAATTTCTCATAAAATTTAATATCAAATAATCCCATGGCAGTTTCGTTTTCAATAGTGCCGCGAACTAAAAACGGCATTCCGTTATCAGTACTGTGTCTAGCAATAACACGAAGACTGCCTCCGTGATAATCAACAACGTCAAAGTCTGCTATTTCTAATCCCACTTGTTGTAACAAGTTCCAAATGCTTTTAACAGTAAAGTAACTGATATGTTCGTGATATACCATATCAACAAATCGTTCACTTTCAATCATACTAGCCCAATATGGAGCTTCGAATACAAATACACCATCCTTGGCTAGTAAGTCAGCTACAGCACTAGCAAACGCAACTGGATCGTTAGCATGATTGAATACATTGTTTGCCATAATAACACTAGCTGGACCTTCAGCTATTTCAAGTGCCGCCGCAACATCCTTACTAAACAATTCGTTAATAGTTTCTACTCCACGCTCTTTGGCTATGGCACACATAGCGGCACTAGAGTCGATACCAATAGCCTTAGTTTTTTCGTTACTAAACTGGCCGATAAGATATCCATCGTTACTGCCAATCTCTACTACAAGACCTTCTGTGTTGAATTTACCTTTAATGGTATTGGCATATTCATCCCAGTGTTTTCGGGCAGTTTTGCTGTTACTGGAAGTATAACTATAGCTATACAAATTGTAACGATCTTCTGCGTCACTAACATAACCCAATTGTAATCCACCTGAGCTAGGATTTAAATGTAGTTGTAGTGGGAAGACTGGTTCAGACATACGCAACTGATCTTCTGCAATAAATGTATCGGCATAAGCGTGTTGACCAAAATCTAAAACTTTTGTAACGAACTCGCCTGTAATCAAACAGCGGTCTAAATGTGCGCTTTCAGTTATTTTACTCATTATTGTTTTATAGTAGTTTGTATCATTTGTTTGTTAACATCATTTTCCCGAAGTTTTTGCCAGGGATCTTGTTGTCCTGCTTTAACTTTTCCCCAAAATGAAGTATCTTTTCCTTTGGATTTTAAATAGTTTGCTATTACTTCAGTATCCTGAAGCCTTCCCTGCCCAAAAGAAACATGATGAAAATCTTCTGGGTTATTAGGATTTCCCTCCAGTAATTTTCGATTCTTATATGTGAGGTCTTGATTGCTTCCGGTTAAGTCATGTCTGTCATGCGTAGCATAAATTTCAACTATTTCCATTATGTCAAGCATGTAAGCTATTTGACTAAGCTCAGCATCGGTCATTTGATGTCTAGTAACGAATCCAAATAAGTCAAACCATTCTTTTGGAAATATAGGAAAAATAGAATATGGATGTTCACGGTGTACGTGAATCTTTAATAGTTTAAATTCTCCGTCGTGGCCGGTAACAATTTTGTCCCATCCGGTAGTTTCCATGAGAGCATCATCATTCCAAACAAATAACCAATCGGCTGTAGCTTCTTTTGCCAACCCGTTATAGTAGCGATTTAACCCAATGTAGCCCATGGGCTCAAATAACATGACTGTATAATGTGCGCCTTTTTCTTCCAACCAAGGTTGTATGCTTTGTTGAAAATAACGTAATCCAACTTCATCATCATTATCAAAACCTAGTATAAGTTGTACGCTATCTAAATCTAATACTCGATTAAAGATGCTGATTACACTTAATTTTAGTGCGGTTGTTCTACCACGAGTGGGTAGCAATACTGCTATTTTATATTCATTAACTTTAAGTGTTTTAGACTTTGCCATTGTTATCCTTGTGTACGTTTGTACTATTTACTGGATAATATGAGCACTTAATAATTTTTAGTCTTCGTAAATTCTAGACCATTTTGATAATTTTGAAGCCTTGTTTGCTTGGGCGAGATGTAATTCTTCTTTTGTAAATAATTCGTAAGAATTCAACAATTCGATTAGTAAGGTAACATCGCCTAACTCTTGTACTAATTGTTCGCGTTGAGTTGTCCCTGACTTGATATGTAATTCGTCTATACCAAATCTGCGGCACTTACTAACAGCCTGTATAACCTCGGCACACTCCTCTTGGAGTATGTCGAGTATTTCGTTAATTTTATTATTCAAACAAGTCCTCGTTCCATTCACGGCATTTTGTTCCGTGCCATCTTTTGTAGTTTGGGTAAGATATCACCTTACCACAATGCTCACATGGTATTTTTTCAGAATTCATTTTCAAAAAACTATGAGTTCCATTTTCTACCATTCTACTTGCTGTTTCCTTTGAAACTTCTGATTTGGTTCTACCATCTTTTCTCGGCCTGTTAGATAATTCTCTTTGCTTTTCTGGGTCCAAAAACGGATGAGTTCCTTGCTCCATTACTTTTTTTGTTGCTACACTCATTCTCTCTTTAGCCCCTGGTCGTTTACTCGGATTATCGTTTTTCATCCTCTCAGACAAGTTCTTCTTAAATTCATCAGACCTAGGTGCGTGATTTATGTTTAATCCGTTTTTGTTGATGTAATCAAACCCTCCAGTTCCGCCGCGTCTTACATTGTAAGTATCATCTCTTAATAAGAAATCCTCATTTACAATTTCTATTTCTTGACTAATCATATCTTCACGAGTATTAAAATATTCAAGAACAGTTTTAACAAACTGTTCTTTTCCGTATTTTTCATACGCTCTGTTTATGACAGTCCCGCTTCCCATATATCCATCATTTATATCTTTTGTTTGATGGACGCCTACGTAAATTTTATTGTTTACGGTATTTTTAATTTCATACAAGTAATAGAACATTTTTGATCTCCTTACTGGTATTTATACAAAATGTGCGTTTTGTTAGGGACATTGTGATAAAATTATGCAAAAAGGTCTTCGTCCCAACATCTATGCCCCTCTCTAAAAGCCATATTTGATTGTGTTTCGCGAACTTCCACACGATAGCACCATAAACGGTCAGCTTCAGCACTACCCCACATATCTGGAATATAAACACCGTTGACATATTTGTAAAGTTGATCTGCTAGACCTTCACACCCAAGTTTAGGAAGGATAGTAAGTTTGGCTAATTTACGCTTTTCCATTTCTTTATAAAAGTTTAGCTCTGGATCATCCTCTGCTACTAGTAAAGTATGATCAAATTGACTTTCTAAAATACCTTTAAGTTCTTTCAAGCCACCATAATCGGCTGCCCAGTTACGCACATCCAAGTCGTTTGTGCCAAAATAAAACTTCATACTAAATGCGTAGCCGTGAATTAAGTTACAATGACTGTCTGCTCTCCATTGACGATAAGCGCAAGGAAATGCGTTGTGATACTCTTTGGTACTTGTATATTTGTATTGAATTGCTTGGTTTGCCATTTGTTTCTCCTATGTTAAATTATAGCATAGGCGGCAGAATTTGTAAAGCGGGATGACGCCGAAAGACCGCTAACTGTATTTAAGCTCGTTGACCTTTTAACCAATTATTGACTCGTTGTTCAGCTTCTTCTTGACTAATAGCAGGAACCATAATTTCTACAGGACCGCCCATAACATGATTAATACTGTACGGCATAGGATTGCCATCAAACACTAATTCATCCATATCTCGAAAAACTAAAAACTCTTGTAAGTTTTTTGCTCGTTCGATAGCTCTGTTAGCTAGAATGTTTATATTGTCCATGTTATTTCCTTATGAAAAAAGATGCTGGATAAATGCGATAAGCATAATCCAATATACATAAATTTCGTGTAAAATTTGATCAATCATCTTGGTGCGAAGTCCTGTTGTAATTTAATATTATCCATAAACTCTTTCTTTAGATTTCTTTAAGTTTTCAAAAGCGTGTTCGTAGCAATACCCAACTGCCCACAACCTTAAAAACCGCTTGTGTTTGCAACCTTTATACTTACATTTTTGCTGACTTAGTGGAACTTTTCTCATTTGTCACAACATCCAGTTTAATCATAAAACTATTATATAGGTTTAATAAAATAAAATCAACTAAAACGGCAGGGCAAGCAAAAAAATCAATCACTTAAATATCGATCCAACAAAAACTTGGAGAGATAATGGGTTCGGATTACTTGCCGTTTCTTGATTGTAGTTTAATATTATCGTAAAACTCTTTCTTAGTACCCATATCGCTATTAAAAGCCCCAAGTAGTACCGCTGTTTGTGTTAACGAACTATGAGCCATAATGCCCCTGTTAATGCAACAGCCATGCTCACATTCGATATAAACCCCTACATCTTTACTACCTGTTGCTTTCATTATTTCTCTTGCGATGTCGTTACACAATTCTTCTTGAAGTGTACCACGGCGAGCACACCACTGAGCAATGCGAGTATACTTACTAAGTCCAATAAGCCTGTCAGCAGCAATGATCCCAATATAAGCGACCCCAACGACAGGCTGATGGTGATGACTACACATACTACGGAGCTCACTCCGTACAACCAACATACCTTCATATCTATCCTTGCTATTATTTGGAAATGCTGTACAATCTGGGGCAGGTTCATAGCGACCAGCCATGATTTCGGTAAAATACATTTTAGCTAGTCGCTTGGCTGTACCGTGACTATTAGGATCGTTTTCACGATCAATCAATAGTGTGTCCAACACTTTTTCAAAAGCTTCTGTGGCTTCCTTGATTAGGATTTCCTTATCACCTTCGTGTAAGTAATCACTAATATTATCACCAGCCCAAAAACGTTTTTTATCACGCTTCATTTTAAAGCGGATAGCGTCTGCTAGGTTAGTTTCTTTGTAACCTTTGTCGCTCATATTCATTGCGGCATCTTCGTATCCAGGATGATACGGGGCTTCTTCAACTAGTTTATTTGCGTTAATTCTATCTTCTGTTGTAAATGATGTCATAAGTTCTCCGTGTAATACATTATACAGGTTTATTTAGGTTCTTGTCAACTGTTATTTTAAATTGTTTAATAAATTTGTCGCCGAAAAGAATCGTTCGGTTAAACTTTTGGCTTGTTTAGCAATGTATGGTCTTCGAATATCATATGTTTCGATATCTTCAAATATAGTTTTACATATATCTGCTCGATGTAATTCATATGATTTAAAGTTTTTGGTCCAAGCACTGGGATATTTAAAATTATCTTGATACATTTCTCGATAACTTAATCTATCGGGAACAAGAGGAATACAATCTAATATGGCTCCCTCGTAACAACTAATTCCCAATGTTTCTTGTAAGTTGGCACTGAATACTATTTTTGCTTCACCTAACAATGTGTGATATTCGTGCTTAGTTAATTGATGGTCTTGACAAACAACGAATTCATAGTCTGGTAACCAATGTGCCAAATCTCTAAATATTTCAACTTGTTTTTCTGGAGCGATTCTGTGCGGGAATACGATTAAATCGCGTTTAGGTAAATTTTTATATGGAGCCAACGTTTCCTCCATATATTCCATTGGCCATCCTGTTTGTACAATCTTTCCTAACTCTTTAAAACCATCAATAGTTTGTGTCATTCCAATATGTAACAAATTCTTACAAAACATATTGATATGGAATTCGGTAGCAAAGTAGTTATGATCAAATGCTTCAAAGAAACTCTTCTCAGCGAATCTAACCCAAGGTTTATCTCCAATTAAACGCCCTAGAAAATCTTCAGGATCATAACTACCGCTGTGCCATAAACCGTGTAGTGTTACAGGAATCTGTAATAACTCACTCATGTATTTTAAGTTGATGACACCAGGATGCCAAGCATCGGTAAACAAGAAGTGATCGCCAGGCTGTACTGATCCGGCGCAAAATAGACGCCCCATTTGTTCAACTTGACTAGACTTGTATATATTGGTGCCACCAAAATTAAGAAAAGCACCAGGAGTAGTGGCTGAAGGAATATCCTCAGGCCCAGAGATAACTTGAACATTGTGTCCTGCCTTGCGTAAAAGTGTTGGTAAGTGAGTTTTCCACTCGCAAGTATAACGAGTGGAAACACTTTCGAGATCGACTAAAAAAACGGTCAAATTGCTCTTCCTAAACGGCGTGCATCTTCAACCCACATATTCTTAGCGTTTTTGCCTTGAACAAATTTGTTATACTGTTGCCAAGCATATGCTTTGAAATTATACAAATCGTTTTCATTATATCTGTATCCGTATTCAACACAGAAATCCAAAAACTTACCTAGATCATCATGTACAGCGAGTGCGCGAGCACTGGGTTTGTGTTGTTGCTTACCCATTATATTTCCTTAAAATTTAATACTATTTGTTGGGCGAGAAAGTTCATACTTTATGAGGCAACCGTTCTCACCATCTTCGGCTACTTCAATCCATACAGCACGTTCAGGATACCTGGCGGCTATTTGTACATACAAGTCATCGGCTATCATTTCACATGACTTAAAATCGAGTTCTAAAATATCTTTGCTATACAAACTTTCTAACCAGCGTTTACATTGTATGAACTCCAAATCGCGATCATTATGGAACACATCAATCCAGACCCTGAAATGAAAAATATGGCGGTGAGCGTTAGCAAGGAACGATACATCATATTCTCCCGCTGTACATAAGTTTGGATCTGTGGCTGCCGCTGGATAGCGATGCATCCCTTCTTTGCGAAACGTAACCCAAATTTTACGTTCAGCTTTTTCCATAATACGAATAGCTGTTTCTGCTAATATCTGTTGTCTTTGATCCATGTTAAGCCTTCCAAAGTTCTATTGCTACGATTTTACCAATTGTTTCTGCCACATCTTCGCCTTCTGCGATAATATGCGTGGAATAACTATTACGATTGAGCTTGTCATCATACTTGCGAAGTTGTACAATAGTACCTCCTTGTGCCGGCATTACATTAAAAGTCAATCCCTCAATTTCAATTGATGGGCCTGAACAATCTTCAATCGCAATAGAGTCAAAATCGTCGTTTTTTTCTATAGTCATGTAGCCAGCACCGAGCCAGTTTAACATAGCGAGTCTCCATTTACGTGGTAACATTATTTGATTTCCTCATCTTGAGTATATTGATCCCAATATGTATATTTGTTTTTAGTCATTAATTCATTGAGCTGATGTGTCCAAACACCAGGGTTAGTTTTGCCCCAAGTTAAATCATCTAATTTAATTGTAGCGTTGTAATTAAATTGATTAATATAAGGAAGTTTTACGCTAATCATAGGAACAAACTTTTGATATTCGCAGTAACTAGATTCAAGTATACCTTCTGCGTGTTTAACATCAAAATCTAGTGTTACCCAGTAGTCTGCCTCTAAACAGGAAACAATTACTAAATCCCATGCTCTATATTCTTCATGCGATACAGCGACCGGGTTAAAACTTTGACTAGTTCCAAAATAGATATGTTTGCAATCGTTGGCTTTGGCTTTGTCTAATATTTCATCAACAGGAGGTGTACCAACTACAAATAGTGTTTTCATACCATGACAAATAGTATGTTCTACTTCATACCCTACAAAATAAGTTACCGCTTGTCGTTCATTTGTATCTAACATTTAATTTACCAAACAATGTAGCCGCGGCTATAATTGTTAGGACGATTTAAGCCATCGTCGAAGGCTTGTTGCCATTCTGTATTTCTATTATAACTTCTGGTCCAAAAATAATCAACATTTAGTTTACCAGAAGTTATCCAATATTCTGCTCGTTTCATAGCATAAAGGAAATCTGGATTTCTAGGGCTTGGAAATATCATTGTACAGGCTTTCCAAAGTAAATTACCAAAATCTGTAGTAACTTTCTTTTGCGCACCCATAATGATTAATGCGCCTTCGTTTAATAAATCACCATTGAATACATCATCTTTTCCGCTGAGATCTATGACTACATCATATTTTTCAGTTGTACCTAGTAATAGTATGTCACCCCAAATATCTATGTTAGATGATCCTACTACATCAACTTCTATATCGTAACCTTCAATCTTTAATGTATGATAAGCTACCCATGCCAAGAATCCACTACCTAGTATCAATAATTTTTTACCTGGACCTGAGCGTAGTTCAATCTCTTTACTTGCTTGACGTACCACATTCATACCACAAGCCACAGGTTCTAATATGTAGCGTGGATGTGCTTCTGGTATTTTAACAAATTCGCCATCTCTAACATTGTAATAATCAGCATAGGCAGGTTCCCCACGGGTAGCAACATAATCTCCTATGGATATATCATTAACATTTGCCCCAACAATTATAACTTCCCCGATGCCTTCGTGGCCGTTCATATCAAGTGGCAATGGTCCAAAATTACCCTGCATCATGTCAATGTCTGATCGACATACCCCAGTCATTAAAGCCTTGACTACAATTTCATTTTCACCGCAATCAGGTTTATCGTAAATAGTTTCTACAAATTTACCTTTACCGTCTGTATATAAAATTCGAGTTCTCATATGTTTTCTACTCTTTTATGGATCCACAAATCTTTGGTTAACTGGTCTTGCCAAAACTCATCGTTATCAATATTGGCAACAACATCTTTAATCATATTTAGATAAGCGGATTCTGGACATAATCCTAATTCAAATCTTTTTATTGTTCCATCATTTAATTCAAACTCTATAGCACGATCGTCTTCTTTACCACTGGCCCAGTTGGCTTCTAATTTCCAAGTTTTATGTTGACTCATAAATTTAATTTTACACATATCATCAACATCGTATATGCCGTTTTTATCAACAGCGCCATATTCAGTATCACCAATAGTATCTAATGCGTGTACTTGGCGCGATTCATAACCAGTCACATGTGTCATAGTCCAATTATTGTCAAGTGCTATGTACAAACTCAATAAGTGTGGAAGTAAATCTCTACTAACTCCGCCGTATGCTAATGACTTAGTAGTAAACCAAGTACCTGGACCAGGAATACGATTTTTGTTAATCCATTTAAATTTTATAGTATTACTGTTGTCAACATAGCTACGCAATTCATCTAAGTTATCACGCCACATATTATTTTTGACCATTATAAAACGTGTTTTGGGGTAGTCTTCAGTTATATTAAGCCAAGCTACTGTAGATTCTAATCCTGGTTTTTCAATAAACACAACACGACTATATGGTGCTACTTGTCTTGCTATTTCTTCGTGCGTAAAGTTGGGAGTACAAATATGTACAGTATCAAATCGATCATGAGCAAGAATAGCTGCCATAACTGATGGTAAATCAGCACCGCGGCTAATATCTGGATCTACAGTTACAATCTCATGTCCAAGTTCAGTTAATACCTGTTTGTATAACTGACCAATACCCATTCCTACAATAAGACTTTTCATTAATCGTTGGACTCGTGGTTATATTTTAATTTAAGAATTTTATCACGCAAATGTAATTTTTGTTTTTTTAAAACTTCAAGGGTTACATCATCAAACACGCCTGTACTTTCCAAACCATCAATTCGTTTGTTGAGTGCTATATGTTCTTCTTCTAATTTTTTAAGTCGAGTGTTAGGCATTACTATTTTCCAATTCATCAAGTTTAGATTCATCTAATCCAGAATCATCAAGATAATGTTCATCTGGCTCTGGTTCTTCTGCAGCAAATAAATTGCTAAACATGGTACTAGCATTAACAGTTTTTTTGCCTGTAGCCCCGCGGGTGCCAATAATGCTTTGCCAAAACTTATCATACAAATCAATAATAGCAATGGCAGTTTCGCGATCTGGAGCAGAAAATATAGCTTCTATTACATCTTTAAAGTATACAGTATCAAAGCGTTCATCTACAAGCATATTGGGACATTTGCCAGCATCGTATTCTCGATTAGCACGTTGTACCGATTCTAAATGCAACCAAACATTGTGACTCATTAGTAATGCGTAACTAAACGAATCCCAAGAGGTTTTACCTTCTTTACCAATTTTGTTTAGCATTCCTGGTTGATAATAACAAACATCTTTAATTTGTAAATTTTTACTAACAGGACTATCATCAAAATGACCAATTAATCCATCTTGTAGCACAGCATCGCGGTATGAACGTGTATCAGTGGAGTACTTTTTATTGTCAGCAATAAAACTCATACGATAACACCACTTTTGTCTGTCTTCAATATCTATTTGATGATACACTTGACCGTTAGCAGTTGCCAAAAATGGACTGGCACAGTCAAACGATATAGTAAAACTTGGGTTTACATACTTGCGAATGGCACGCTGAATATCTGTTAATAGTAATGCCCATTCTAATTTACTTGTGCCTAAGAAATGCATCCAATCGTGTTGCCCTTCTTTAAGCAATCCATCAAACTTCAAGGCTACCAATCTCCGCAAGACTAAGTCTACATCACACATATTCTGGCCGCCCATGGCCCAACCATTAAATGCTTTATCACCGTAGATGTTTGGATCGCAAAAGTCTTTCATTTGTGCATACCAGTCATCTGCTTGTGCGTGATTCTCACCTTGTAGTACATTTAAAAACTTACAGTTACCATTGCGATGTTTAATAAAGTATTCGTTGTTATATTTGGTAGCTTCAACCGCTTGTTGATATGATTCAATACCTGTTGCTTTACGACCCGCCGGACTGCGTTCTACCCAAGCCGGGATATCAAGAACCATGCCATAGTCCATAATACCATCCATCCAAGTGAGGACCGCTTCACGTTTTTTCTGTGCCGCATCTAATTTGTTTTGATAATCTTTTACGTGATCAATTTTAGTGTACTTGGTGTTACCATTTTTATCATGTTTGGGTGTGCCATCTGGTTTAAGCGCAGGAACTTGTTCAATGCCTTTAGCTTGAGCTTCTGCCATCTTAGCTCGAACTTCTGGTCCATTGGGATCACGCCATTCACCGGCCCACACACCTTTACCAATTTGGAAACCACCCGAATCACCCAATACAAATGTATTAGCACGGTCACGATTTCGTATCATATCTTCGTTCCAATCTTGCTTAGTGAGATCTAAGTTGGCATGACCAGCCGAATACAAACTCCACTTGTATGGAAATAATCCTTTTTGTTTGTTTAACCAGTTAAGCATTTCCATATCTTTGATCTTTGCAGGCATACGAGTAGGAGCTACAAAAGGTCCACTACGCTGTTTGCCAATAAAAGTACCATAGAAGCCGCTAAGAGCCGGAAGGAACAATGCATAGTCCGACTGCTTGGCAGTAAGATCGTCCTGTACTATTGGTTCAGGTGTTGGGGTGTTTTCTTTGATCACTTAGATTGTGCTGGTAAAATAAAGTTGTAAACAGCAAGCCCAGAATCAACAGTAATCTGTGCCGCTCCATCATCACTAATGCGCATAACTTTATCGCCATACAAATCAAGAATGCCAATCACAGTTTTAACTGGCCAAGACCAAGCACGTTTAAGTGTGCCTTCTACGTTAGTTTGAAATACAAAATTACCAGCGTGAGTTGAATGGTCGCCAAAGTAAAACTTTAAGTCGCCATCTTCTGTTTTAGCTTGAAAATTATTTTCTTCTGAATTAGCAGCCGCTTGCATTTTCAAACGCTGAATCGCAGCCGTTGTTGGCTCAAATTCAATATTCCATTTAGCACCTTTAAATTTAACAGTTTTAATACGCTCATTGGCAACTTCTGCCGCCATAAAACGATAGCTATTTTTAAAGTCACCAGATTTATTTTCAAAGTTAAGTTGATCTGGAGCACCAGTATCTTTACGATTAATGGTTAACTTGGCATTTTCCTTATATTCTTGTAAGTTCAAAAGAATTTTAAGTTTGGATAAATTTGGCATGCCAAATGTACCAATAAATTCAGCCACTGGGTTAGACAAAGTTCCCTCTACTACAACTGAACGGTCTTCAGCTAAACCACTGATGCTTGTTTCTTTATCAGTTCCAACAACTTTAACTTGATCAATACAACCCAAGTCAAAAGTATGACTAACTAAGTCCAAAAGATTATCACGCATTTATATTTCCTTTATGTAATGTTAATAGTATAACAGCTTTATTTAGATTTTACAACGGTTTTGAAACTATTTCTGCCAAACTTTGACCACCTTTTATTGTTGTTAATTCACCAGGTTTACACAATTCTAACCAAGTACTGGCTTGGTCGGTATTGTCAGTATATACAATTTGGTATCCTAAACTCCCAGCAAAACTTTTAATCAAATGCCCTGGTGTGTAAGGCCGTTCATTTTTTTCTACTAGTTTAACAGCACTTGTTTTATCACAATCGTTAAAAGTTAAGATAAATGTTCCGCCTGGTTTGAGTTTTTGATAAATTTCAATTAAATATTTTTTTATCATTTCAAACGGACGATAATTTAAATAATTATAGGCCAAACATAACCCAAATTGACTATCGGGTATCTTATCTAAAATATCTTTATCAAAATTTTCAGTAATGGTATAAGAGCGTAATCGATTTTGATATTGTTCAGGGAATTTTCCTAATGCTGATAACAGTAAATCGTGTTTTACGTCTATTATGTATAATGGATCAAATCCTACCATATCTTCTATAAATTCTTCTTGTCCTGGATGAATAACGATAGCGGCATATTTCCAATCTACGTATAATCGTAATCTACTACGCAACAATTCCATATCCTCAACATACCCTTTTCTAATTTTAAATATAGTATCAGGATCTTCAGATAACTCCCATTCAATTACTTCTTTATAAGATTTATAACTTTCTTGAAACCAGTGTTTTTCACTTTCTTCTATGTCTTTTTTTATTCCTAATTTAACTTGGTCAAGCTCATGTTCAAAATTATCAAATGCTTGTTCTATGGTTTGTTTTGTATCATTCAGTCTGTTGGATAATTGTGTAATTTCATTTAATGAATGAACAGCTACTTTTTGAATTGGAATAGCCGATAATTTATCTAATTGTGTTTTTACAAGTACAATATCGCTTAAAGGCATTTAGAACTCGAATAATGTTTGGAATGTATTTTCTGTGTTAGTAGCACTTGCTAAATCCCAGTTTAATACACTTAATAAATTGTCAATTTTTTGATCTACAATAGTAGCTTCCATTAATCCATCGTCAAAGGGTAATTCTTTAAACCAATCCGGTAATCGTTGTTCGTCAGTTGGGTATCCAATACTAGTCCATCCCATGGGATTGGGTTTTAATTTACACACAATGGTTTTCATTCCGTCAACTACCGCAATAGAATAATTGTCGCTGTTCATGCGACGCATATTGTTCCAGTTCAATGCTGCTCGAACATGCCCTGGCATATTTGCTTTGCCTTCAGCTTCTTCGGCTTTTCCATATTTGGTTAAATTGTTGACACGTTTAGGAGTTCCTTTTTCCCAGGCTGGACGCTCAGCAAACGCATATTTAAATTCTCGAATACGGTCTACGATTTCATCTCTCGTAGTACCTGTCAATACTTTTTCTAAAATTTCATACAAAAATTCTTGAATAACTTTTGGTGTATCGCTTCGTTTTAAATCTAAGCCCATAGCTTTAATTTTGCCATGTGACCCATTAATGTCAAGACGTTTATTTTCTAAATCATAAATTAATACAGCATAACGTTTTTTAGTAATGAACAAACTGTTAGATGCTATTAATTCTCTACCGGCTTTGATTAATTCACCAGCTTCTCTAGGGCAGTGGAACGCTTGTTCCATAAATGCTGGAAACGATAAATTTACTTGTTCAGCAATTGAATCATATAATTGAATACAAATTTCTTTGCTCCATTCCATATTGCCTGCCGCAACTTCTTTTTTGAGAACGGGCCAGGCACTAAAATAACACGAGTCTGTATCGCCATATACAATAGCATCACCCAAATGATCAAACTTGCCGGTAATACATTCGTTGATATAACCTGCCATATGCCGAGCAATACTGCGTCCAGATAATGTGGTTGATTGTCCAATACGTTTGTCCGCAAATCTACAATGCGGATTAAGAATTGCCCCGTATAGGCTATTCAAGTTAATCTTTTTTACAAGTTGTCGTTTATCCCAAAATGCAATTTCTTTAGGATCGGTAGCTTCTTTTTTCTTTTCTTGCATTTCTTTTCGTTCGGCATACCAACGCTCTAATAATCCAGGAACGACACCTTTCTTTTCGTAAGTAACGATAGTGCCATTGGCTGTTAACATCCAAGGTTGATTACTATTAAAAATCATTTCCCATATTTCAGAAGCAGAATGTACTGAATGTTCCCCGTCCTGCCAGTCAATAGTAATTTCAGTGCCACGCTGTTGTTCCATGATTGCTGTATATTCCAAACTGGCAAATACACCTTCCCAAGCCGCGGCAAATGTTTTTCCTTTAGATACTAATTCGTCGATATAACGTTCAGTCATTACAGGTCTTAGTTGCCCAACTACTGTTTCCATTCCCATGTTTAGTGCGCGGATAGCACTTGGATATAGAGAGTTAATGTCTACAGCACCTACCCATTCATGTGTTCCTTTTTTGGGATACGCAACATAGGCACCAGCAGCCGCAGTTTCATCATCAGTTAATCTTTGTTTACGATTTGGCACAACAAGCCCACGTTCATGTGCTTCGTTAATAATAGCTTGCTCAGTTACAGCCACCGCTCCCATTGTAGTTGGAAGTAATACAGTATTGGCGTGAGCTAATTCATTTGCTAATTCGATAAACCGCAACTTTTTATCTAACTTGTCAAGTAACAATGTATCTTGTCTATTATATTCAATAAACTTTTTAAAATTTTGATTATATAATTGATCTAGCGTACCTTCGTATGCTGTTTTACTTTCACTTAATTCATATTCACCAATAGCATCTAAACTGTAACTATGTCGCTCTTCGTATGTGTATTTGCGATATAATTGCATGTAGTCCATGTGTACACGACCAACAATATCATAAGTTGTACTAGTGGCGCCAAAGCGTTCGAATTCTCGTTGTTTAGGGTATTGGCCCCATAAACAAAATCTACGGGTGTCGTCTTTGCTTAGTATTCTAGTAATACGATTGATAGTATATGGCACGTCATATCCTTCACTATTCCAGCCGGATATAACATCAGCATCTTCAATTAAGTCAAGGAATGTTTTAAGCATATCAGCTTCATGCTCGAACACAATACAATTTTCAAAGTCAGCGGCAACTTCCTGCGCTGTTGCCAAACTCATATGTGCGGGCGGAACAACTAAAGTAACCAGTTGATTCATCCATTGTAGGTAAACTGAAATGGCAGTAATGGCGTTGAACGGATCAGTGGTAGGAGAAAATCCTTTGTCTTTGTGGAAGTCTACTTCAATGTCAAAAAACGCTGTTTGAAGCTCAGGAGCATCTTTGCCTTTATAGTTTTCTTCTAAACAACGGAATATAGGATTGATATCCGATTCATAAAGTTGTTTGCCACGTTGGATAGCAACTTCTTTTCGAAACTCTTTGGCGTTGCGACTGGAAAAACGAGCAACAGGAGTGCCATATATTGAAGTAAATTTACCACGCGGATCGTTGTAGTAAAAGATATAATCAGCTGGATATTCTTTGTAAACACGTTCGCCGTTGACACGTTCTACAACATGGATACGATCATGTTCGCGATCGTATAGACAATCTACATAACTCAAATTATTCTCCGTTTATGGCCGGTAAGCCGTGTCTCATGTTCTTTAAGTGAACGACTCTTACTTCTAACTATAATATTTATAGTGTCTTACCAACTTGTGTGAGAATTTGTTCAAGTAAAGCATGGTCATCTTGTTCACGACCAAATTCAGATTTATGTGCCAAGCGAATGGCTTTTTTGAGAATGTTGGGTTTGATTTCCAATTCTTCAGCAACTGCTTTGACAGTGTCACTTAATCCGCCAGTCAGTGTTTCAATTTCTTGCATAACCTGCATGCCTTCATTAATGACTTGAGTAAGTTTATTAGTTTGTTCTGCGGTAAAAATTCTGTCTGACATTTAAATCTCCTTTGATGTAGTATTATACACGATTAATTAATTAAATTGTAGTAAATTGGTAATGCTACTTTTAGAGGTTCCGGTAGCGAATCGGATTACTCAAGGCAGTAGCCGCCCAGCCTACGGTAACGAATTACCGGTCCTAAGGCCATTCTATTCGAAAGTAAACAAACTGCTAGGATCTGATTTTTCCTCCGGCAACAAGTTACTTCCTCGATTTCTATAATATGTTTCGTTATAACTATGTAACACTTCTACAGCTTCTACCGCCGGTAGTCGTAACATTTTATATATTTCATCTGTACAAAAAGAATTATGAGTATCAGTAAATTCTTTATGATTTATTAAACCCACGGTTCCCAATTCTGTGTGAAAGTTATTTTTGTGAACGGTTGTGATTTTTTTTCGGGTAGCCAATTTGACTAATTGCTCACTAATAGTTTTATGACGTGCTGTTAATATGTCTTGTACTTCTTTGATAACTCCTGCTCCATATACTGATTTAAGTACATCAGCGGCTTCACTTTCTTCCACTATAACAGCATAGTCTTTATGTGCGTAGCTCCAATCATGTTTAGATAGTAATACAGTAGGGCAACTGTGAGCAGTTTCTAATGCTCCTAATCCAAAAGTTTCACTAACTGCTGGATGATATGCAGCCGCCAAACTTTGTATAATTCTTGTTTTTTCCGCGCCAGTGACACCCACGTGAATTTTATACTCAATACCTTCTTGTTTAAAACGTTCCTTAAATTTCTTAGCAGATGTTTCTGATGGCACCAGTACTACGCCAGGTAATCCCGAGGCTTTAAGTGCGGCAATATATGCTTCGGGATTTTTACGTGGTTCCCAAGGGCCAACAAATCCTACTCCCCAACGTTCTGTTGGCAATGTGCTAAAATCAAGTAATTCTTTTTCTGGAACTAATGGAGGCACAACTAAACATTCAGTCACTTTGTCAGGATATTGTGTTTGAGCATTTTCTTGTATCCAATCACTTTGGCAAGCCAGTAGTACATCGGGTAAGTTACATAAAGCGCGATAACGATCGGTTACACCAGGAGCAAAAATGTCATGTTTAACTTTAACTCCAGCTTCGGATTCATGATGCGTAGGATGTAGTACTGTGCAATATTTGTGTACACCAATACCAGTTACAGCATCCAATGCTTCGCCAGTATTTGTAATTATCATATCGTAAGTATGATGACGCAATGCGTAAACTAATGCGTTACGAAAATTAATGCTCAGTGTGGTATCAAATGGTTTTGAAAAAGAAGCCAGTTCTTTGTAAACATTATCATCTATGGTAGTAGGAGGACTAATCCACTGAACCCGTAATTCATATTGATCAAATAAACCATCACGTCTTACAGGAGCATCAGAAATGACATCAACGTGGTATCCTAAACTTAATGCCCAATCAATAATACTTTTAGCATAAGCACCTACCCCGCGATAAACAAAGTTAGTGCGGGCAACCAGTATACCAATTCGTTTAGTAGATTTAAGTGTCATATGCTATGATAGCATATTTATCTTGACTAGTCAACTAAACTGGAGAAAATGGATTTTTTGGAGTGTCATACCCATCATCTTCTGGGTATACCGGATACTCGTTTGGATTCATATTACTTTTTAATTACGATATTAGCAGGAGCATTACCACCAACAGGATATGTTACACCTTCGGCGGCTTGCGTAAATCCAATTTGGCCTGGTTTGACATGGTCATTTGTCCAAGGACTTTCCATGATAGGACCGTAGCAAGATGCCAATTTTACGCCATTGACTTTTTGTGCTTGTATATCGCATGGAAAACTCCACATATTGCTCATACCGGTTGTTGATGTTGTGCCAATTGTAAAACTTCTAAATGCGGCTGGGGCTACTGCCCATGTTGGTTGTTGCGGATAGTTTGTTTGAGCCGGAACTCCAAACAAACTCCAAATTTTACCTGGTCCAGGAACATCACACGATCCATTCATTAAACTCAAATTGGCTACAGCATCGCCGTGAAGTATGGGACAAACTGCCATACCTTCTTTGAATGTTTTGCCATCAACCTTCATAGTTTTACCTGTTGGTGTTGTTGGACTAGCAGCACAAAGTGCATAGTCAATGTTTTTGCAAATGTGTAATGGCTCGGCTGAAACTGCGCCTGCAAATACTACTAGCGTCATTGCTACAATATTTTTAAATTTCATTATGTTTCTCCCAATTATAATCTACATTTACTACCGCTTTGTTTTGATTGGCATAATATGCTGTTGGATCAAAATTATCTGAGGTTACTTTAATATTTTGTTTACCGCCATTATCAAAGTATACGGTCCAAACATAGTATTCGCCTGGCTGTAAACTTTCATCTACTTTGTTTTTAATTATGCGTAATGCAGTGCCAGGTAAATTATTTGCTTGCCCACCATCTTCGAGATCAATATAATAAGTTTTTGGAGCTCCTTTAAAAGAACCAAGTTTAATTTCTCTAATCCATCCAATTTTGCCCGCATCACTGCCTTTGATGATTTTAACTTGTGTACCTAAACCTTTGGCTTCATCCATTGCGCCATAATATGTTTCGTGCGGCGCTATTGGTCCGCGCTCTTCATTATTTTTGTATAAACGATTATTTGCTCTATCAATACCACGTTGATGTTTTGGTTCTAGCTTGCTATACATATTAGGCTGGATACCAATGTTGTCAGCTTGTTTTTTAATAACATCAGTGTAGTACTTTTCAATTTTATCTTTAGATATTTCGTTTATTTTTTTTTTAAATGCTTCTTTGGCTTCTTTGTAAACAGCGGGATTTTTTGCAAAATTATAGTCATTGTTTACTGCCCACTCCATAAAATTCATACTTTCATCGAATGGAATAGTTTGTGCTTTATGCTTGGCATTGCGGCCTGCTGCCATGGCTTTTTTTAACTGATTGGTGTGTTTTCCAGCACCGGTAATGGGAGAATTTTTAGCAACAAAATTACGTTTACGTAATGGCTCTGATAGTGGTGAGGACTTAACGGTCATGTTACCTTCAATACCTTCTTCTATATCATCACCCACCATACGTCTACGTGATAAACTAGCAGAGTCAGTTCCTTTCCAATATCCTGGAAATTCTGGACCAGCATGATGATGTGCGGCAGTGGACATTGAACCTTCATTTAAATCTTCTTTGCCAAACGCAATATAACTATCGCCGTTCATGTCACCATTGCGAACAACAAAACAAGCATCGTTTTCATCGCCAGATTCATTTTCACCAATAGTCCAACCCATCTTGGCTAATACTTCTTCAACTTTATTTTGTGTAGCTTCGTCACCATTCCACCATAAGCGAGCAAACTTGAGTAAAGTATCTTCCTCACCTTCATCACCTAGGGCAAACTCTCGTAAACTTTCGGCAGGTTTGCCTACAGGTTGGTATTTTGTGATTCCACGTTCTTTGTTAGCACTATTGCGCCATGAAATATATTTATTCATAGCGTTTACACCACCACCATGCTCATCAACCTGTGATTGAATCTTGTCTGCGTAGAACTCACTTGAGTAAACTTTGCCGCCGTTTTTTTCAGCATATTTTTTAGCGCCGATGTGTGTCTTAAATCTAATTGGTTTCTTGCCATCCTGGTGTACAATCCAAGCACCTTTAGTTACTGTATGACCAAAGTTTACGTCGTTTACTGCTGCTTCTTTTTTTACTATATCTTTATCATAGTCAGTAGGGGCAATAGTAATAACACTGGCGTCACGACCGTCAGCTTTGAATTTGGCTCGTAATTTATTTGCTACAGCTTCTGCATGATCTTCGTTTTCAAAATCTCGCCACTTCTTACCTTTGATATACACTGAGTAGGGTGTGCGTGGTCGGCCGGTTCTTTGACTAACAATCGCGTCACTCCAGCCTTCCGACATATCATGTTCTTTAACAGGAGTATTTAAATGTTTTTCTAAACGATCAATTGCGCCTGACATATCTTCTTTGCCTCGATTATGTCGTGCTGTCATTTCTTCTTCACGCTTTTTAGCGGCCGCATCACGTTTGGCGGATTCTTTATTCCATTTATCGCGAGCAGAGTCGCCTTCGAACAAATCAAATATATTCATGTTTATTTTTCTTCAAGATAATCAGTAGATTGTTCAGCATCGTGTTTGGTCTTACGATGCGCTACATACATTTCTAATGCTAATTCAGCTTCTGCTAATGTTTTAAATCTTGTTGGTAATTCTCGTCCAGCACGTTTAATACAAAATCCATCACGTTCATCACCATGTAGTTCAACTAATAGTGTGCCACCGCCTGCTCCACCTGCTCCGCCAATAGCAGTATCGCCACATTCCACTGGTACATGAACTGTTTTTACTGGCGCTGTAGTACTTTCTGCGTATGTGGGATTCCCTCCACCACCTGAAGCTGATTGCGGAGGAGCTTCTGTTGGGTTTTCATCCAATTCTTCTTCCCAATCTTCGACATCTTCTTGATCATTGTGAAATTCAACATCTGATAAATGCATACTTGCTTCATCGCCATTGTCAAATTTTACTACAACAAATTTACCTGACGGACTAAATTCTTCAACCTTAGCAAATTCACCTTGATAATGATTTGGTCCCATAACCATAACGCGGTCGCCTACTTCAAGTTTTCTGTGGTCTTCGTCTAATTCTTCAGTTCCAAATTCATATTCTGCGTAGTCTAATGCTTTTTGCTGGTCGCTAAATGGGCCAGCAATATCAAACCCGCGACGGAAATCATTTTGAATATGTTGCCAGATATCTTGAGGTGTCAAATAACTCATATAAGTGTGTGATCCACCCCAATTATATGGAGGATTTCCACTGACATTGCCTTCGCGCCAACGGCCATCTTGCTTATAAATTTCGCCAACAAATGTTGAGTCATCATCGCGGTCATGTAAAACAACATAGAATAAATCGTCATCACCTTCTTCATCGTCTTCATCGTCTTCATCAGCTTCGTCAACTTCTTGATGAGCTTTTTGTTGTAAGTCTAAATCCTTTAATTCTTTTTTCTTTAGATCTAAATCTTGTTTTTTCTTTTTGATTAAATCTGAATCTTGTTTTAATTCTTCTTCGGCAGATTTTAAATAATCAGCTAGTGATGCTTTTACTTTGGATACTACATCTTCTTCCATATTAGCTTCAGCAACAGGAACGCCGCCAACATCAGGTATAACATTTTCATCAGCTTTTTTTAAATTATTAAAAAGTGCTGGCTTCTTTTGTTTTGCCGCAGACAATGTTTCTTTATCCTTGGGAGCAATACGTCCTTCAAGAATAGCTAATTTTTCTACTATGCTGTAAAATTCATTATCCATATCACTCTCTAGATTCTTTTAAAAAACTTGATAGCATCCAGATATACTTATTAGTAGCAGTTAATCTTTCAGCAATAAAATTTGCGATGTCTTGTTTATTTTCTGCTGTGGCAGCAGCAAAACATTCATTGAGAAGTTCAATCATAATATGTGAGTCATGCAATAACTCTTCTATCATTAGTTGTGCTCTTGGCACTTTAGTTTGATCTTGAATACGTGATAGTTCTTGATAACGAGTTAGGCTTCCCGGGGCATATTCGTCTAGTGTGCGAATAAATTCCGCAATAGTATCTACAGCCCCGTAAGCATCTTCGTAGATTTTTTGTAGGAATTTGTGATATTGATAGAAGTCTTTGCCTTCTACTGACCAATGAAAAAAGTGTGCTTTAAGGTAATAAGTAAATGTAGAAGCAAGTAGCACTTTTAATAATTCAGCAAGCATTATAAATCCTTTATATATTATCTATTATTTAGTTAAATTAACTAAATAGAAGTGTAGTTCGCGGGACTGTAATCCCCAACTACCCTAATGCTTTAAAGGAGCAATCAGCATGAGTATTTACTATCTCTACAAAAAGACTCGCAGAATAACAGGGTTACAATATTTAGGTCAACCATCTAAAAATCCATTTAAATATGAAGGTTCGGGTGTTGATTGGACTTTGCATATACAAGATTATGGTTATGACGTCGATACCGAAATTTTATTAGAAACTGATAATAAAGAAGAAATGAAATCTGCTGGAAGATACTACAGCAAATTATGGAATGTTGCCGAAAGCAATAATTGGGCAAATCGTATACCTGAAACAGGGGGAGGGCCGGGCGGCGTTAAAGGAAGAGATAGTGTTAAATCAGATAGATGCCCTGAGGGGTATTATCGTGGTGTTGGTTCAATACAAAGAAATAAATCAAGAAATAAATTGGTTAAACTTTAGATTTTTCCTTATATGTTTTATACTCTTTAGGAGTATTAGGAGTAGAATCTATAGTTTCAACTCCGATAAAAAATGAATCTGCTGGTATTCTTCTTTGTACAGCGCCTAGCGGCATTGCTACAGTGGCAACACTGCCGCTAGCAGTTGCCCCAACTGATGCCTCTTCTTGCAAATTAACAAATTCATGTAATCTCATGCTGTAATCCTAAAATGTGTGTTGTCGACGATCTCAGCTGGCCCATAAGCTACAGATAAACTGCCCACTTTAAAAGTGGCTAAATGAGGAGGTACCAGCTCATATTTTAATTCATAAATTCCAGGTTCTGCCTCAACTTGTAAATTTTCCTGTAAAACTTTATCGGTCCAGCGCCAAGTACGTTCAGAAAATAACTCATCGTTAACATATAGTCTGTATGTGGGAGATAAACCTTCCCAATCACAGTCAATATTACTCAGTATGCGAACAAATTGTTTTGTCATACTGTATTTAGCGTATTATATTTTTAGTATTATTTGCCAGTCCATTTGGCAATCATAGATGCGCCAGCTGAATTATATATTCCATTACCGCGCTGGGCACTTTTCATTGATTTAGATCCTTGTGCTACAGGGAAAGTATATGTATGGTATTCAGGTCCCGACCATAATACTTGATTATCTGGTCCAGGGTTATAATCTTTTTTAGGAGCAGTTTTCATACCCATAACTTCTACACCGGGTATCTGACTTAGTTTAAGCCATTGGCGAGCACCGTGTTGAGTTTGTGTTTCGCCTGCTACTAGAGTTAATTTTAATATACTTAATGCTATACCATATAATGCCATACCTAAGCCTCGACCTTGATATTCGGGAGTAGCAACAACAGTTTCAACTCGCCAAAGTGGAATGGGAGCTCCTAATTCTTCTAAATCTAATTCGGCAATAATTTCTCCTTTGTCATACAAAGTAATTTCTATATTATCGTTGCCTTTGCGATTTACGTGATATTTGTATCCACTACCACCTGGCAAGGGTTTTGAACCTACAGGTTCTTGCTGTGGGGTTATGGTATCTGCATCGCCCCACCCATCTAATTGGCTTTTTGGTATGCGGGCTATTTCAAAAAATCTCATTTAGCAGTTCCAGCGCATTGGCTTAGCACCTTTTGCGACAGGTTTAAATCCATGACGTTTGTATAACCTAGTCAGTGATGCTTGACTTACATTGCCTTTAGCCCAAGGGTATAATGTTAATTTGATACCGGCCTCTTTTGCTTGTCGCTGTAATTCTTTAATAGCGCGACTACCAACGCCTTTGCGCTGTTCGGGGCCAGCCATAATCCAATCTATTTCTACTGTGTCAGGTGCCGTTCCAGGTTTAAGTTTGAACGCGGCAAATTGTTGATCTTCGCCCTCACCCCATACCATAACTTTATCTGCTTGGCCATAAGGCCAATCTGGATACTGACTATATACGCTGTCAATAAACTGTTGGGCACGACTTGATTCAGCACTTTCAGTAATGCCTTTGTCCAAAAATGTATCAGCAAATTTTTTACAGAGTGATTTTAATTTTTCATTTTCAGTGACAATAACTATAAAACTATTTTTACTGTCCTGTGTGGGATCTTGATACCCACAATAGGCTAATTTGACATGTTTTTCATTTAATAAATCTGTACAGCTAACACCATAGCGATTATCGCCAGTATCTTCACAGCATGGGCTCAGTGTAGTAATTACAATACTGCCTTTTGGCAATTCTCCATACTCTTCTTCATACTTGTCTATGGCTGCTCGTTCAGCATGGATTCTTGAATTTCCATATAGATAATTTACACCAGTGACTAATCTACCTCGAGGATCTAATACCGCGGCAGCTACCATACCATAAAAGTCTGGATTATCTTGTTGACCTTCGATAACCATATCGCAAAGCTCAACAAGAACTGCGTCTAGTTTTTCACGACTAAACTTTAGTTTAGGTTGGATAAAATCGTTTAAAATCATTTTAGTGGAACATTAAAAAACTGTTAATTACATCCAATCTGTTGGCAGCACGGTCTCCGTGTCCTGCTGGAAATATAACCACATTCCACTTAGGTTGAGGGCCTTCAGGAATTGTTAACATTTGATCGTATGTGATAATTGATGCTGGATCAATTTTATACCTAGTGGCCAGCATTTTTTTAAATTCTTCCCATGCTTCAGGACTTTTAACTTGTGTACGACCTTTGGTATCTTTAACATATTTGCCTTTAGCATCCGTAACAAACAATGTGCGGAACAAGTCTTTGGGTAATGTTACAGCATCTTTCACTGCGTTTCCTTGAGCTTTGTGTAGTTCAATTTGCTTTTCTTCACCGCGTTTACTTCCCGAACTAAAGTTAACAATAAAATTATCTGGTTTGTTGGCAGTCGCAGCCGCGGCTATTTTTGTATAAGCATAAAATTTTACATCTGGATTAGTACGAGCAACGTTAAATGCTAGATCTAAATATTCTTTACTAAAGAAATCTCCAGCATCATGCCAGCGTACAACTAATCTAATACCATGCTTGTCTGCTTTGCCTTTAAGACCTTGTATTTCTTTGTTAACCATGGCCATATATCCAGCAGGGTCATTGACTAAAAAGTTTAATGCTTGTGCAGCTGACATACTACTAGCAGGGAACATTACATATCCACCTTTACGAGCGTAACAAAATAATTGACAACCACCAGCACCAGGGCAAGTAGTAATTTCTACAAAATCGCCTGTTTCCTCGTCCACAACAACACCGCTTAATGCTGGCAATGTTAAGTCATAAACAATTTCGCCTTCTGTAGCACTCTTACTCATTTTAGCATTAGTGCCTAATAATGAACGAGGGCGGGTAGTGATTTGTCGGGCTAAATCATCTAAATCCCATTCGGTACCTTCGTCATCTTTAGTAATTGCTTTGATATTGCTACCGTGTATGATTGGAGCAAATCTATCTTTCTTTGTCTTAGTACCAGTTTTAATACGATCGGTATAACCTTGTAACTCATCGCGACTCATTCGGCGATGTGGAGCATTTAACCCAATAGCTTCATTTGTAATTTCTTCTACATTTAAAATTTTAGCCCCGGGGTGGTGAATCTCAACTTTATGTTGTGCGATTCGTGCGCTCTGAGCTTTGACCTTAAAGTGTTTTATGACACCGTATATATTTGCTGTAATTCTAAATTGTTTATTAAATTGGCCGGCTGCTAATAACCCACTAATGTCAGATTCTTCAACACCTTGATCTTCAATATGTAACGGAGTGACTTTAAATCCACCTAGTGTTGTCTGTGCAGATTCGATAATAAATTCACGAGCTTTCATTGTTAATTCCTTTTAAACAATTCTAATTCTTCCATCATACGATGTACTATGCCATCTGGACGTAGTTCTTGTGGACGACCTTGGCTATCAGTATCTAATAATAACTTATTGGCATTTTTGCCAAGCGCACCTGGGCGTATATCTACAGTAAGTGCCATTTCAAAACGTGGATCATGTGCTTCTGCGGCAGTGGGGATATAGCCAGTAGCTTCATTTACTATAGGATCTGGTTTCCAATTTCTAGACAAATTAGTAATATATCGCCTAGCCTTGGTCATATCCAAATTAGTAGGATTGGAATAATCTCCGGGTTTTTTAAAAATTAAATCAGCACCTTTAAAAATCAAAAGACCTTTATCAGTAAATTTAATTCTATAACCTTGAATGGCAAATTCTTTTCCAGCAAGTTTATCTTGTTGCCATTTAACAATTTTTTCGCCAGCAGGTGTAATGGCTCCGTATCCTTCGTCAATAATATTGTCAGTAAACAATTCAGGATGCATACTACCATAGTCGCGCATAATTATGCCAGCGCGAGCATTAGCTTCATTTTCAAACTCGCTTCCAGTTTCTCCTGCTGTATCTGGCATATCGATAGTTTCGTGCTGGTGTTGGTGTGTAAGTTCGTGTGCCAGGGTACGAAGAGTATCCATAATATGTCTAGATCCTACCGCCACCTCTAACTCACCTGTTTGAGGATTAAATCTTCCAAATGTTTTATTGCGTTGTGACCATGTTGGATCTCGGCGTAATCTTAATTTAGGAGGATTATCTAATTTTAATTTGTCAATACAAAATTTTACAAAGTCATCAATGATATTTGTTTCTGATTGATTATTATCATTTTCATTGGTAAATTCACAAGTGCTAGGATCAGTACCATCAGGCGTAATACCTACTTCGTTTAATTGTCCTTCATTGGTAAATTCACAAGTGCTAGGATCAGTACCATCAGGAGTAATACCTACTTCATCAATGTAATCTCGATCAGATTTATATCCATATACAACTGGGGTAGGCGTAC